AACTAACATATTGACATTATTATCAGATTCAACTCTAAAATCAACACTAGCCCCTGCATCATTAAAAACAACATTTCCTGCAACACTTAATGAACCTGTTAAATCTATTGCTGATTCTGCTTCAACTAAAGCCTTTCTATAATATAAATTGGTTGAGCCTTCGCTTAAATCATCAGTATCTTTTGTTGCAAGTCTAGTATCAAAATCAGTATTTGCTCTGCTTGATGTGTAATATAAATTAGTTGAACCTTCGCTTAAATCATCAGTATCTTTTGTAGCGAGCCTAGCATCAAAGTCTGTATTAAATGAAGTGTATTCTGATAAGTCTGCTATGCTTTGCGGAGTTACAGTTTTTAAAGTGTTATCTGTTGCGTCTTTAACATATATTCTATCGCTTGTTCCGTCTAAAGTAACATCTGTTGGCCCAGTAACTAAGATACCGTTAGCATCAGCAGTAATAGTTCCTTTTTCAGTATAGCCTGAAGGTGGATTATTATAACCAATACTTAGCGAATTTTCAGTTTTATTAACTGTTAAATACTGAATGGGCATAGGATTTGCCCCATCATATGTAACCATAGCAATAATAGTGTCTCCTGTTGTTATTGAAGGAACTTTTTGATTTGTTTCGGTAGCGGTAGGGGGTCTTAAAACAATAACATTTGAAGAATTTACAACTAACAAATGATAACCGTTAGTGTATGTGGTAGTCAAGGTTAAACTGGAAGGAGTAGCAACAATTGGAATACTTTTACCATCTCTAAAAATTACTCCTGATGTAACATCAATAGATGTGGGGGAATTAATCGTGATATTAAATCCACTAATAGCATAATTTTGACCTAATCCATCTGATAAGGCTTTAATGATTCCCGTATGGGGAAAATCTGTTCCATCAGTAATTTGATTCGGTGTTCCTGTTGTGCTTTGTCCATAAAAATTTGGGTTATTTACCATTTTACTCAACCTCCAATAATACAAATAGTTCTAATACTTCAGTAGTAGAAAAAGGGCCGACTCCATCAAAGTTAATTCTATAAACCAAATCGCTTCCATTAAATAAACCTAATTCACGAATTACCTTTCCTTGAATAGAGTTACCATCAACACTTACTTTTACTTCTAATACATTCAAATCTGATTTTGTAATAGTAGGTGTTAAAGTAAGACCTAAAGGAACATCTAAAGAGGTAGCACTAGGACTAGTTGCATTACCTCCTAATCCTAAATCAGCAGAATCAAATAAATTATCTTTAATATAAGAAGCAACAAGAGTTTTAAGTTCGTCTATTATCATATCAAATCTTCCTCCAGTAAATTAGTTATTGTGGCTATTCCTGCATTGAATCCAAAGGGTGTTGTAGCAGTATTGAATGCTGTTCCAAAGCCGAGAGTTGCTCCGCCCGATGATTCCGTCTTGCGAATCTCCAATTTAAGTTCTTTGGTGTCTAGCACATCAATGAAACTGTATGAAATTTCATTGGAAGTTAATTCATTACTTCTAAGAGCCGCTTTTGTTTCTTTACTAGAAACCAATAATTCTGAAAAAACATCTGACAAATCTTTACTATATCTTCCTAATTGTAATTTAATGAATCCTTTAAGTAGGTGTTTCATTTCTAATACAATATATTTATTCATTTCAATGTTTTCTCTAGGAATAGATACATTTACAATATCACCTACTTGTAGTTGATTTATTCCTTTATTTTGCATAGTAAATGAAAGTTTCTGATTAAGACTAGAATGAATGCGTAAAAGTTTAGTGGCTTTTTTATCCGTTTCTTCTTGAGTAAGCAAAGTATTATCTACCACTTCTAATGTTTTTCTTCCTCTTTTTTTAATTGAGCGCAAGTCCTTGCGAACCGCTTTGTGAATATTTCCATAAACAATAATTTCATTAAAAAAGTCAAAGAGAGTAGAAACTTTTTCGAAATCACTAATTAAAAAATTATCGCTATCATCAATTGTAATATTTGTTTTTATTGAATTTTCATCATCTGGGAAAATTTTAAACACATTATTTTCTTCAACAAGTTTCATTTCTTTTCTATCAAGAATATATTGGATTGCAGAATATAAGTTTATACCTTGATAGTTAGGTGCTAAATACATCGGAACATCAGTTGAAGTAGTTGTAAATTGAATTTCTTCTTGCTCAAGTAGTTCGTTAATCAAATCTTCTCCTTCAAGGCCAAGACTAACTGTTGAACCAATACAGGCTCTTGTCGGGTCTATTTTTAGTGTTTCTCTTGAAGAAACAGAAAAAGTTTCCGAAACAGAAACCACACCTTTTAAATTCATCTGCTCGGAAAGTATTAACTCATCATCTCCATTAACTTCTACACCTAATTTTTTACCACTTTTACCATCACTAAAATGTAGATTATAAGAACCTTCTTGAAGAATACTTTCAAAGAACTTATCTTTATCTTTAATGACAACTCCATTATCTGTGCTTTGTTTATCCAAATCAATAGCAACAAACATGGATAAAACACCTTCATCATTTGTGTTGGAAGTAATCTCTAAGTCTTGAGTTTCTTTTAGAATATAACTTTGGTTAATGTCATATACTTTATTTTCATTAGACACCTTAGTAAATTTGTGGCTTAATGTATTTAATCTAACCGTCTTTGGAAAAAAATCATATGAAAAAGTTTCATTAGGTTGAAAGATTCTATAATTTGTGTTATTTGTTAATGCTACATCTGTAATTAAATGATGATTGTTGATAAGAGCACTATTATCATCTGGTTCGTGCGAAATAATATAAATTAATTCAGATGGTTGCATATCATTCATAGTTCTATAAGTTGTGGTTTTAGCAAATGTTATTCCCTCTCTTACTCCTGCTTCTGGAACTAAATAACAACCAGTTAAATCTACAAATCTTAAAAATGAATTTTCATCATTACTTTGGGTTGTATCAATAGTAGCATGATGCACATTTCCATTAGAAGAAGTAATAGTAGTATTTGCACTCATGTTGTTTCCAGCATCTAATTTAAGAATGGGCTTGAATACCATATATGCACCATCAACTGCGGTGCTTTCATAATTTGATGTAGAACCATTAAAAGCAGCAATATCATCATATTGTTTAAAATGCCTATCTGATTCTAAAATCATACCGTCATAGTTTGTTGAACCTATCGTTACCATATTTGTAAATCTATCTATTGCATTAAATGGGTATGTAGTTGCACCTACATGAACTGGATATTTCCCTCCATCTTCAATGCTATATCTATCTAAAACTACTCCCCTCATATTTTTATATGTTCCTGCTTTTGTTGCATTAACAAAATCAGCAATCATTTGTTGCATTCCACCACTAGCATTACTAAAAACAGCACTAGTTTTAAATATAGCAGGAAGAACAATTTCGGAATTAGTGAAACTACCTGCTCCTAAGTCAAAAAAAGATTTGTAAAGAGTTCCTCCTGGAGTAATAGCCACTTTTAGAGGATGAATATCATCATCATCAATTAAATCAAAAGAATCCACTTTATTTCTTCCATTTAAATCTAAATTACCCAAAGTAACATGATATGCTCTAGTAGCATGAGAACCAGCGTTAGTCAAAAATCCATCCGCTTGTAATTCATATTCAGTTGAAGATGTCTTTGTATCTACTGCCCCAATAAATTGACCATTTTCATCATGTATTCTATCTCCGTTAGTTAAATCAGGAGTAATTGTTCCAGCAAAGGTAATAGTTGTTCCTGAAATACCGCTAATATTTGCAGATAAAAGAGTTGCTGTAAAATTTTGATTTGCTGCACTAAATTGTCTTTCTACAAATTTTCTAATTGGTTTTTCTGGATTAACTAAATTAAAGAACATATCATAACAAACTTCGGTGAGTCTCATCATCCCAAATCTTTTGAGAGAAGAAACATCTTTATCTGAAGAAAAACTAAGAGTTTGGAAATTAGAATCCTTTAATTTTTTAATTTTTCCTGCGCCAACAGAAACATCACCAACTTCTTTTCCATCAGTTAAAAACAGATTATAGTTATTTAGTATTTTGTTTCCATCAAATAGGCTATCTTTTCTTTTAGAAGAATACGGTAATAAGTCAGAATTAACATACAAAAATAGTCTTAATGCTGATTCATCTTGTGAAAAATATTTTCTATTGGATAAATTAGTTGAATAGGGCAAATAAGAACTTCTTTCAGCGGTATCATGTATTCTAAAATCAGTAGAGTTTGAACCAAAAGTGCTAGTTTGTCCTCTATTTTCGGGGAAAAGTGTTTTATATGAAAATGCACTTGTGTCCCAAGAAATATAGTTATTTGAGCCTGTATTTGGCCTAAGATGATATGCTCCCATCAATTGAGATAGAGACGACGGATTCGGATAGAATTTTTTAATCGGGAAGTGAAAAGAACCAATAGATACGAACATCCTTTCAATGTTTAAATCAAAATTACCAAAGGCGCTAAAGGTTGGTTTATATAATGAACTTCCATATTTTCTAGTATAACTTGTTAAACCATTAGTGTCTTCAATATCTAGCGGTAGTGTCCCATAAGTAGCATCGGAAAGAGGGTGAATAGTAGAAATAATTTTTCCTCCCCAAAGATGAGCAGAATTGACAGTAGCAATATTATGTGTTGGAATATTCGCAGTATATACTTTATCTCCTGCGGTGAATATAAAGTTGGTTCTATCTAAATAAACTTCAATTAAAGTCGTTCCCGAAACACTTTTAATAATCAAATGACTAACTTTACCAATAAATGTTTTTGAGTCACCAACAAAAAGAGGATTATCTTTCTTTAAAGTATATGCTGTTGAAGAATCAGTAATAAATGTATTGTCTTTTTTACTATTGCCTGATAAAGTCCCAGATACAGTAGAAACAGTTGCTACTTCTGTAAAGGTATATTCATCTTTATTAAAGTGATATTCTACATATCTTCCCAAAGTTATGGGCATATAAGGGGCTAATTCAATTTCTGTAATATTATCTTTTGTAGCAGTTGAAACCACTTCAAAATCAATCAGAGTATTTACTGTATCAAATGTAGAAGAACCTGCACTACCATGTTCGTCTTTCAAAAGACATTGAAAAGCAGAATCTTTAGAAACAGAAGAGGGTTTGTTTATTGCATAACCTACTGCTCCTTCATTCGTATTTGCGCTCGTTGAAACAAGCGTTTCATCTTCAGCACCAGTTGAAATATTAATTTTGTTTCCTGAAGTAAAAATTAAACCTTTG